TGAGATGAAGAAATCTGTGGCAGCAAAGATGTCTGAACAGATGGGTGCTATTGGTCCATCTCGTGCTGAGAAGCTTCGTTCTGATGTTCTTGAAGAAGATGGGATCGATGAAGCTGTAGATCCAAAAGAAGATAGTTTGTCTGTCGAAAGAGGTTTGCCAAAACAGAAACCTGGTAGCACTCACTACAAAACAACACCAAGCAATGAAACAATTGTACCTAAGAACAACTTGAAAGAAGAAGAAGAATCTGGTGAAGAGAGTTCTATGGCTCGTTCAGAACTAAATGCCATAACAAAAGATGCTAAAAATATTATGTCAAAAGTTAAAGGTAACAAAGAACTTGAAGCTTGGACACAATCAAAAATTACAAAAGCCGCTGACTACTTAAACTCTGTTGCAGATTATATGGACGGTGAAGAAAAACTAGACGAAGCAAGAGTAAAGATCATAAAAGCACGTATTCGAGGCGGTAAAATTCAACGCCGCAAGAAAGTATCTAATGTTGAAGGATACAAAGTATCAGGTGGACAGTTACAAAGAATGTCACCTGCTGAAAGACGAAATAGAAAATTAGGTCAACGCCGTGGTAAAATCAAGCGTAGATCAAAGATGACAAGAACTCTCATGAAGAGACAAAAATCAATACGCAAAAGAGCATCACTGGGACTGTAACAGATGAAACTGATCAAAGAAGAAGTGCTGAACGTTCAGTACATAACAGAAGAAGTAAACGGTAAAAAAGAAGCTTTTATTCAAGGCATCTTTATGCAAGCTGAAAAGCAGAACCGTAATGGTCGTGTATATCCACGCCATGTATTAACAAAAGAAGTTGATAGATATAATCAAAACTATGTAATGAAGAATAGAGCTTTTGGTGAACTAGGTCATCCTGACTCACCAACAATTAACTTGGATCGTGTATCACACATGATCACAAGTCTTATGCCAGATGGTAACAACTTTATCGGTAAGGCAAAAATCTTAGATACTCCTAATGGAAAAATTGTGAAGAGTTTGCTTGATGGTGGAGCAAGTCTAGGTGTCTCAACAAGAGGCGTAGGGTCTCTTAAGCCATCCAACGGCTTTCAACTCGTTCAAGACGATTTTCATCTTGCCACAGCGGCAGATATCGTCGCAGATCCTTCTGCACCAGATGCTTTTGTACAAGGCATTATGGAAGGAGCTGAATGGATTTTAACTAATCAAGGATGGAAGGCAGTTCATCAAGAACGCGCTCAAAAACTACTTCGTGAATCATCTAGACATGATATTGAAGATGTAGCATTGAAAGTGTTTAAGAATTATCTTTCAAAACTTTAAAAATTATAAATATATTAAAACAAGGAGTAATCTAATATGGGTAAGTCACTTACTGAAACAGCAAAGGCAATTCTTATGAATGAGAATACTGCTCTTGCTGCAACTTTAAGACCAGGTTCAGCATATTCTGATCCAGCACAGTCTTTAGGTTCTGCACAGTTTGTTGCAGATGCACCTAAGTCTGCTGGTGAAGGTTCAAATGTTGGTGCTGCTGCCTCTGGCGCTGTCAAAAAAGATAAGAGTCAACCAACTTCAGGTGCAAGACCAGCAGAACCAATGGGTTCAATTGCTGAAGAGCTTGATGAAGATGGTGATACACTAGAAGAAGGTAAAGCACAAGAACGTGAAGAAGGTGAAAAGGCAACGGCTGCATTTAAAGCAGCAGGAAGAAAAGTGACATATTTACCATCAGGTAAAGCAAAAGGTTCTTCAGGAACATTTAAGAGCAAAGGTGCTGTTGGTGATATTGGTCGTAAAGCAGTATCAACAAATCGTAATCGTAAGCTTGAAGAAATGAAGGGTGGCGGTGAAATTAGTGCCGTATCTCAAGCTCTTGGACCAGAAATGGCAAGAAAAGAAAGAGCCATGCAAGCTAAAGCTGGTAGAGTTGCTTTAAAAGAAGATGAAGAAATTGAAATCTCAGAAGAGCTAGAATCATTCATTGACGCTCTTGTTGCTGAAGGTTATGATGAAGATCAGATCGCAGAAGCAATTGAAGAAAACTTTGAACTTGTATCAGAAGAATTTGAAGATGATATTTCTGAAGAACTTGAAGATTACGAAATCGACATGCAAGAAGCAATGGATGCATTGTTTGCTGGTGAAGAGCTTTCAGAAGAATTCAAAGAAAAAGCTGCAACAATCTTCGAAGCTGCCGTAAAGCTAAAGCTTGCTGAAGAACTTGCAGTTCTTGAAGAAGCATATGCAGCCGCTCTTACCGAAGAAGTTCAGTCACTTGAAGAAGGTCTAACATCAAATGTTGATGACTATCTCAACTATGTTGTTGAACAGTGGACATCTGACAACGAAATTGCTATTGAAGCAGGTCTTCGTACAGAACTAACAGAAGATTTTATCTCAGGTCTTCGTAATCTATTCACTGAAAATTACATCGACATTCCAGAAGATAAGATCAATGTTCTTGAAGAAATGGGTAATCAAGTTGAAGAGTTGACTGATAAACTCAATGAAGAAATTGAACGCAATGTTGCTCTAAGCAAGATGCTTAATGAGTCAAAGACAAACGAAATTTTAGTTGATGTGTGTGAAGATTTAACAGTTACACAAGCAGACAAGCTTAAGACATTGGCTGAAGGCATTGAATATTCTAGTGTGAATGAATATGCACAGAAATTGAATATTCTAAAAGAAAACTATTTCTCTTCATCTGTAAAGTCAGACAGAGTTCTTGATTCTGTTGAATCGGTATCAGATGGTAGAAACATGATTAATGAAGAACTATCAGGTCCTATGGCAAAGTACGTACAAACACTTGGTAGAACTCTTCCTAAGTAATAAAGAATTATAAATATAATAAAAGAAAGATTAAAGGAGATAACAAAAATGTATCTTTCAGAAAATTTAGAACATAAGTGGTCACCAGTTCTTGATCACGAAGGTGCCGGTAAGATTAAAGATCCTTATCGTCGTGCCGTAACTGCTATGATCTTGGAAAACCAAGAACGTGCAATGGCAGAAGAAAGCCGTGTATTGAACGAAGCTGCTCCAACTAACTCTGGTGGTGGTCTCGGTAGCGGTACTTCTATCGCTGCATACGATCCAATTCTTATTAGCTTGGTTCGTCGTGCCCTTCCTAACTTGATTGCTTATGATATCGCAGGCGTTCAGCCAATGACAGGTCCAACAGGACTTATCTTTGCTATGCGCTCACGTTATACAAATCAGTCAGGCGCTGAAACATTCTTCAATGAAGTAGATACTGCATTCTCATCACAGAACGCATCTTCAGGTCTAACAGGTACAGGCGGTCATGTTGGTACAAACCCAGTTGCAAACACAGCAAATACTGGTGCATACACAACAGCTAAGGGTATGTCAACATCTCAAGCTGAAGCTCTAGGTGATGGCGTATCAGGTAACGCTTTTGCTGAAATGGCTTTCAGCATTGAAAAGGTAACAGTCACAGCACGTTCACGCGCTCTAAAGGCTGAATACACAATGGAACTTGCACAGGATCTTAAGGCTGTTCACGGTCTTGATGCTGAAACAGAACTTGCAAACATTCTTTCAACAGAAATTCTTGCTGAAATCAATCGTGAAGTTGTAAGAACTGTTTACACATCTGCTGTTGTAGGTGCCCAGTACGGTGTAACAACCGCTGGTACATTCGATCTTGATACTGACTCAAACGGCCGTTGGTCTGTTGAAAAGTTCAAGGGTCTTGTGTTCCAGATCGAACGTGAATGTAACGCTATCGCAAAGGCAACAAGACGTGGTAAGGGTAACATCCTTCTAGTGTCTTCTGACGTTGCTTCCGCTCTTGCTATGGCTGGCGTTCTTGACTACACACCTGCTCTAAACGTTAACCTACAGGTTGATGATACAGGTAACACATTCGCTGGTACAATGCACGGTCGTGTAAAGGTCTACATCGATCCTTACTTCGGTGGTTCTTCATCTGGTGACGAACTTGCTTGCGTTGGTTATAAGGGTACTTCTCCTTATGACGCTGGTCTATTCTACTGCCCATACGTTCCTCTACAGATGGTTCGTGCTATTGGTCAAGATACATTCCAGCCAAAGATCGGCTTCAAGACACGTTATGGCATGGTAGCAAATCCATTTGCACGTGGTTACGACTACGCTTCACCTGGTCTTGGTGTCATCGCTGATCGTACAAATCAGTACTACAGACTATTCAGAGTTCGCAATCTTACCTAATAAGAAGCAAGAACAAAGAGTACAAACTGGGCAGCAGAAATGCTGCCCTTTTTTTATATAAATAGAATAAACAACTCAGGACTCATCATATGTTATCATTTTTAGAATATATGCTAATTGCCGAAGCTGTAGAACCTCGCACAGGTCAAAGATGGCATGAACAGCACCCAGTAGACTTTATGAACATCGTCAATCACTATGATCAAGCATCAAAGGCTGAATTGCATAATGGTAAAAATTGGTACAAACATGCACAAGAGTATACAGCATCGGTATCTAAGACAACAGGAGTTCCTCATCACACTGTTGCTGGCTTAACATCTGTCTATTCTCCTCAGAGAGACTGGCACAATAACATGATTGATGCTTCTAGAGTTGCAAGACGCAAGACAGCCCTCGGTGGTAAGAAGCAGAAGCCATACTACAAGTACGGAAGAACTTTTGCTGGTGATCTACAAAGACAAGCAGCAGAACGCTTGTTGAGTGGTGAGCATTACAACAAAGTTATCAAAGGACAGAAAACCCTAGCCTTCGCTCATCTAATCGATCATGGAGGAGATAAAGACCCAAGTGATCCTCAAGTAGTTATCGATAGACACGCACACTCAGTTGCATCAGGTGCAAGAATTACTGACGCAGCTTTTGGTGCAGCAGGACTGAAGACAAAGAAGAAGTATAATAGAGTGAAGCAAGCTTATATTCAAGCTGCTGATCATGTCAATCAGAGAAACGGTGCGAAGCTTGGTGATGCTAACTACTTACATCCGCATCAACTACAAGCAGTAACATGGTTAGTGCGTCAACGTCTCAACAATGATGAAGATGTTAAACTAGGTAAAAAAGATCCAAAGGATATCGTGAAGGCAGCAAAATCTCGTGATAAAGCCAAACAGAAGTGGAAATCATACTCTGGTACTTGGCATCCTGGTGCATCTCATCTATTTGTTAAAGAAGATAATGACGAATGACAAAAGATAACATAGTAATGAGAACGCCAGAAAACACAAGTTTTCTGCAACCAACAAAGTATACGTTTGTCATACCTAACTTATCTTTTGCAAGATACTTTTGTCAGACTGTTACCATGCCGGGCGTTTCAGTTTCTGCTATAACTCAATTGAATCCATTCTCAGACATCTATCGTCATGGATTGAAACTAGACTATGATCAGTTAACAATGTCATTTCTTGTTGATGAAGACTTGAGAGTATGGGAAGAAACATATAACTGGCTTCGCAGCGTTGCTATACCTACCAAGTTTGAAGAGTATGCTAAACACTACAATCCAGACAATCCTTTATACTATGATGGTATTCTTACTATCAATACAAATGCTAATATACCAAATGTTCGTTTCAAGTTTCGTAACTGCCATCCAGTATCTCTAAGTGGTGTTACTTTTAGTACATCTGAAACGGCAGATAATGTCATCACATCTGAACTAGGCATTCGATACGATTACTTTGAAATCGAAAGAATATGATTGACATAGACTGAGTTCTATCTTAGAATTTGGTTTATTTAATTGGAGTTATATTATGAAGCCCCCAGTGAACATTGACGACCTCATGGAAATGTGGACAAAAGATAGTCCGTTAGACATTACCGAACCGAACAGAGAGTTGGAACGTATTCCGTCTTTACATTCTAAGTATCTACGTATTATGACACATCATAATCTTGTGGTAAAGAAACACATGTCAGAATATCAAAGTCGTAGAAGAGTGAAGTGGGAATACTACAATGGTGATCTGAATAATCCAGAAGACCTTGCTACACACAATCTGCCGCCAATGACTAAGAAAGTGCTTCGCACAGATATCAATATCTACTTGGACTCAGACAAAGAACTCAACGCTATTCTTCTCAAGAAAGTGCTAAATGAAGAAGTTGTTGAGTTCTGCAAAGCTGTATTGAAAGAGCTAAATAACAGAACGTTCCAAGTGCGTTCTATAATTGATTGGGAAAAATTTGTAGGTGGACAGTAAAATTATTATTCATAACAAGGACGAAGCTTTCGTTCGTGTTGAATGTACAGAAGGAGTATCCTACGAACTGAGAGAATATTTTACTTTCATGGTTCCAGGATATCAATTCACCCCACAATATAAAGCAAAGTTGTGGGACGGTAAGATCAGGTTGTTTGATACAAGACAGAGACAAGTATATCGTGGACTTGTTCCTGAGATTGCAAAGTTTTGTGAAGAACGTGGTTATGATTGGAACTATGAAAATGAAGACTATGATGAAGAGTTTTCATTAGCAGAAGCGAAAGAGTTTGTAGAACAATTAAGGCCGAAACATGCTCCAAGAGATTACCAGTTGGATGCATTCGTTCACGCAATTCGTACAAGGAGAGCTTTACTACTTAGCCCCACTGCAAGTGGTAAGTCTCTTATTATCTATCTTCTGGCTCGTTTTTTGGAACATAAAGGACTGAAACGAGGTTTGATTATCGTACCAACTGTTTCTCTCGTAGAGCAGTTGACAAGCGACTTCAAAGACTACAGTGAGACGAATGGCTGGAACGTAAGTGACAACATACATAAAATCTATCAGGGTCAAGAAAAGTCTAGCGACAAGTTTTTGACGATTTCAACTTGGCAGTCTATCTATCAGATGCCGAAGAAGTACTTTGCTGACTTTGATTTTGTGATCGGTGATGAAGCGCATCTGTTTAAAGCTAAATCTCTTATAGATATTATGACAGGACTGACAAATGCATCTTACAGAATTGGAACTACAGGTACCCTTGATGGAACAAAGACTCATAAGCTTGTACTTGAAGGGTTATTTGGAACCGTTCGCAAAGTCATCACAACGAAAGAACTTATGGATGCAAAGCACTTGGCTGAGTTCCAAATCAAGTGTCTTCTTCTTAGACATAATGAGTCTATCTGTCAAGCAGCAAAGAACTTTACCTATCAGCAGGAGATTGAATACCTTGTCCTTAACGATGCCAGAAACCGGTTCATCTCTAATCTTGCCGTCTCACTTGAAGGAAACACGCTCGTTCTCTTCCAGTACGTTGACAAGCACGGACGCATTCTACACAAACTCATTACAGACAGAGTGGGAGTGGACAGAAAGGTATTTTTCGTAAGTGGAGAAACAGATGTGGATATACGCGAAGGTATTCGTAAGATCGTTGAATCGGAAACGCAGGCTATTATTGTTGCTAGTTTTGGCACTTTTAGTACTGGTATCAATATTAGAAATCTTCACAACATTATATTTGCTAGTCCATCTAAGTCACGCATAAGAAACTTGCAGTCTATTGGTCGAGGTCTACGTAAGAGTGACACAAAAGATGCAGCAACTCTGTTTGATATCGCAGATGATATGAGACACAAGAAACATGAGAACTATACATTAAAGCATTTTGCCGAAAGGATCAAATTATATGGCGAAGAAAAGTTCAAGTTCAAAGTCTACAAAATCGAACTCAAGTGATGTGCTTTTTTTTCGCTTAAAAAGCGGTGAAGACATCATATCGGAAGTAAACGAGACTGAGTTTGGTTATGTACTAAGCAATCCTTGCAAAATCATGTACCTATCTTCAGGCAAGCCTGGATATCTGTCAATCTCATTAATGCAGTGGGTATTCTCTCGCATATGCGCTCAACAGAAGTTTGAGATTCCAAAATCGGAAGTGCTTTTCATATCAACACCTAGTGAAATGCTTTCTGGTCACTATGAAGATTCCATTATACACTTTTTTAGTAAAGAAGACAAACAAAAGCTTGAATTTGATAGTATTATAACAGATGATGATTTTGGTTATGAAGATGATGGTAATGCAATGGATATGCTGAAAGAATTCTTAGAACAACTAAACAAGACTGATAAAGGGAAATTACACTGATGTCTAACAAGAACTCATATCTTGAACTTGCTGATAGTGATGATTTTGGTTTTACATTCTCTCATGAAGATGAACTCATTGAGAATAATCAAAACTATTCTTCTCTTCAAGCTGAAGTGGATGATCTTAAGAAGAGATTGACTGCTTTGAATAAAATCTTCTTACCTCTGTTAGAGAACTTAGCTAAGGATCCAGATAAGCCCATGATCAAGTGGCCTAACAGGAAAGAGATGATTGATAAGCAGATTCAGAAGTTAAAGACATTAACTAAGGTATAATTAAAGTTATTCATATCATGGATGGCATAGCCATTATGAGTGCATGTCAAGAGGTTGTCAATAAGAAAGTGATCATGATGAAAAAGAATAGTGAAAGTGTAGTGTATGTTGATATGGATGGTGTCTTGGCAGACCTGTTCAATCACGTAGCTGTGATACATGATGTAGAACACTACAATGAGATGACAGAAGAAGATTGGGAATCATTTTTCAAGAGTACAGATGCGTATCATCTCTTCAAAGATTTACCTGCATTTCCTAATGCAAACAAGCTATTGGAAATGGTTAAGTCTATGGCAGGTGGCTATAAGATATTGTCTAGTCCACTGAACTATGATTTGAACGGTAGCATTGAAGGAAAGAAAGAATGGCTCTCAAAGTTCATATCTGTTCCTGCTGATGAGATTATCTTTGAAAGAGAGAAGCACAAGTATGCTGTGACTAATGGTACACCGAACATTCTGATTGATGACTTCCGAAAGAACATCACATCATGGAACAATGCAGGTGGAATTGGTATAAAGTATCAAGCAGATGAGAATAGCCTAGAAGAATTGAAAGTCAGTTTAGAGAGAGTATTAGAATGAAAAATGAAAAGAAGCCGCACTATGTTGATAACAAGAAGTTCTACGAAGAAATTGTGAAGCATAAAGAAAGAGTAAAGATTGCAAAAGAAAATGGTCTTGAAGAGCCACGACTTCCTAATTACATAGGCGAGTGCATTTACAAGATTTCAAACAAGCTTTCTAATAAGCCATGTTTCATCAACTATTCTTTTAGAGAAGAGATGGTATCTGATGGTATTGAGAACTGTATTCTTTACTTCAATGACTACAATCCTGAACTCGGAAAGAATCCTTTCGCATACTTCACACAGGTGATATACTACGCTTTCCTAAGACGCATCAACAAGGAAGAAAAGAACAGATACATCATCTACAAGAACTTTCAGGAAACAATCATCAATAATGGACATGCAGCGTTGTTAACTGATAGTGACAACAATCATTTGCTTTCGGCTCCCATATACGATAATATTAACGAGTTTATGGAAAGATATGAAAGAAAAGAAGAAATCAAGAAAGAGAAAAGAAAGACTGCAAAAGAAGGTCTAACAAAGTTTTACGAGGAAGAAGATGAACAACGAAGTGCCATTTCAAATTGAGCATTTGATTAACAATCTCTTGAATCAAAAAGAGAGCGTGCATATCAGACAAAACTATCGACAGAGACTAGAAACAATCAGAGATGTAATTGAGAAGTCTGTAAGAAAGTTTGATAATGAACTCTACATGTCCAATACTAGGAAAAAGAGAGCGTGAAAAGTTCAAAGAATACTTATTGCTCAGGTTGCAAAAGATATTTGAACGAGATAAAGAAAGATGGATGCGGTTCACAGCGTTGTCCAGACTTAACACAAGGACCATCTAAGGATGACTAAAGTTCTGATCATTACTGATACTCACTGGGGAGTTAGGAATGACTCTCCAGTTTTTCTTGATTACTTTAAGAGGTGCGTAGATGAATTTCTCATTCCATTTATCAAGGCGAATGGCATTAAGCATATCATTCATCTTGGCGATCTCGTTGACCGCAGGAAGTATATTAACGTTCTTACACATTCTAGGCTGAGAACAGACTTTCTTGAACCGTTGAATGAACTATGTGAAGTACACATCATTGCAGGTAATCACGATGAGTATTTCAAGGACACATATAAGGTCAATGCTCTTGAAGAGTTTGTAGGTAAGAGATATGAAAACATACACATCTATTCGACAGCAACTCATTTGACGATTGACTCATGTTCTTTTCTTTTGCTTCCTTGGATTAACAGTGCAAACGAGAAGGAATCACTTGATGCTATTGAGTTAACCACTGCCAGTATTTGCTGCGCTCATTTAGAATTGAATGGATTTGAAATGCAGAAGGGAATGATATCAGAGCATGGATACAATCACAAAATTTTTAGCCGTTTTCATAGTGTCTTTACTGGTCATTACCATCATCGTAGCTTTCGGGACAATATTCACTATCTGGGTGCTTTTTCTGAGCATATTTGGTCTGACTATAACGATCCTCGCGGCTTCACAATCCTTGATACAGACACATTGGAAAAAGATTTTGTTCGTAATCCTTTCCGTATTTTCCATATGGTGGCTTACGATGATGTAAAGAATCCTGATATCATAGAGATAATCAATGCTACAGACTACAGCAAGTATAAAGATTGCTATGTGAAGATCGTTGTTGTGAGTAAGACAAATCCATATGCATTCGATATGCTAGTTGATAAACTATATAAAGAACAAGTTGCTGACATTACGATTGTTGAAGATGTCAGCAACTTCATAGATACAAAAGAAGATGAGAAGATTGATGAGGCTCAAGATACACTCACTATTCTTGATGGTTATATTTCTGGATTGACATTACCTGTTGAAGCAGATAAGATGAAACATTATATGCGTGAAATCTATTCCGAAGCACTTTCATTGGAGACTATAGAATGAAGTATAATATTGGTGATAAGTTCTGGCGTGTGAACAAGATATTCAACCGTCTTACAGGTCGTCAGAATAAGCTGACGATGGTTGATGCTAATGGTAACGAATGGTACCGCTACGATAAGGATAGTGTCGAATTTGATATTGCAATTGCTGAAATCGTTGGTATATTCAAAGCCGTAATTGAAGGTGAGTCTATCTGGCAGGAAGAAGAGTATTGTGACCGATATGCTGTCAGAATCGGTGATGCTGTCAATGATGTGTGGGAAGAAGAGCTTGATGGTGAACATCGTGGTCACTATGTTGCATACTTTCAAACAAAAGAAGATGCTGAAGAATACATTAAGGAACAAAGTGAGTATCATAACCAGTAATGATTACATTTGAAGTGATTCGATGGAAGAATTTTCTGTCTACTGGAAATATGTGGACAGAAATCTTTCTCAATACACATAAGACAAACTTGATAGTAGGCGCGAACGGGCATGGCAAATCAACCATTCTCGACGCGCTTACTTTTGTTTT